GTTACCAATGCCATTTTGAGCAGCAAGCTGGTTCTGCAGAAGCTGCTGATTTTGGAGTTCACCCAGAGTACCTTGCTGCGCACCATTAGCTTGTCCGCCTAAGGGCTGAAGTAAATTAGCGCTTTGCGCCTGGAAATTGCTCCCATTGCTACCAAACATCCCACCGATAAAGGACATTTTAAAACCTTCTTATAAAATGTTCCACGTGGAACAATTTCAAAACAAAAGGCTTCTGATTTAGTTTTAATGCTGCTTCTTTTTAACCGTCATTCAAATTGTTCCACGTGGAACAATTGAAATTTAATGAGACAAGCTTGTGGTCCATAAGCTGGAAACCAAGACGTAAGGCACGCTTGACCACTCGTTTATTAATCGTCAACCCAAAGATTCCCGTCATTTCATTCTTGTGAGCAAGTTCTATTAACTCTAAAATCAATTGATCCAAGCATGCAGTCCGAATGTCTAGTTCACATTCAGGGTCTGTGAGAAAACCATCTATCATCCCTTTATTGCCCTCTACGTGTCGCAGAAACGCTACACCTACTGGAGTATTGCAATGAGACACCATAAGTCCAAGCTTAGGTAAATTATCTATCTCAGTCTCATCTACGCAATGCGCATTCATCCATTGACGTAAAAGTCGATGCGTATGCTCTGTCATAATGAAAGGTGAGACTAAGATGTCATTTGTCATCGATACAAACTCGAAATACTTCGCCCTTTTTCTCTTTTAAGAGGTCCAGAAGGCACTAAGGTTTTAATAGAATGGTCACGTTTAATATAATAGACATGACCGCATCCTTTGCAACGTGATTGCGTGTGCACCGCATGGTTCTTAAATTCAACATTCGTAAACTCAAATTCATCGCTTTTTTTACATCTTTTGCACACCATAAATACTCCTACATTTGATAAAGTTCTACTATCCCCTACCTACACCTTTTTGTAGTCTTGAGCAACTAAGCGCCATATTGCAGTCCTTCCACTCGACTAGTTTGGTGGGCCGTATCAATCTAGGAGTCAGTGGAATCCTAAATTCAGTAGGCACACGAAACGACTTTTGTCTTGCTGGACCCTAATTTCTACTTTCATCATCTCAAAATGCCGCCAGACCATTCTAGCCCCTAGACCGCCCCGCTAGCATCCTGCCCTGGAACGATCGGTCCTTTAAGCAGGTGGAGGTCATCTAGGTCCCATTCTTCACCTACAAGCTTGAACACACTTTAAGTAATGCAGACAATTTCTTGCCTGTTACATCTGTTGGCCTGTGTTTATTCAGGTGAGGCCAAACATCCTGAGTGTTTATTTTATAAAAGGTTTGACAGATAGGGAGTGATGTGTGATCACCAACTCCTCACTGTCTGTCTGTCGTCACTACCGCCAGTGTCAGTGACATTACTAAGCAAAAAATCAGTAATGCCTTTTATTCTAAACAAATAGTAGTATGCACAGCCCCAGAAAAACTTACAAGGTGATTCTGGGGTTTTTTTTTTTAATTTTCACTGCTCCTCTGCCTTATTCATTGCGATCATCTCTAGGCGTCGCTTTAGGACCAATGCGCGCAATGACCGGGCATTATGACAAATCCGACATTCGCGGTAATTATTTTTGAATTTTATATTTAAGCCCTCATATAAAAGTCCTTTAGGACAATGAGTCTTTTTGGAATTGTAACTGGTTCCAATTCTAGCCAGACGTTGAGTAGCTCTGACTGCTTCTGACCATTTCTTACCCCTGTTGGCGGCGGCTACCTTTTTAATGGTTTCAATATTTCGAATGACGTTTTTACCGCCAACATCGATATTATATCCATTAGGAGTTATACAATTGTAATATGAGATATAATATATTTCAGCATTATTCAAATCACTCATATTTTCATATCGACCTAATGTAACTAATGAAAAGTTTTCATAACCATACTTCTTTAATGCTCTCGCAAATAAGTGATTATGAGTGCGTGATTGTTCGCGATGTCTGGACCATCTTTTCCATAATAGTTGAATCGTTTGCCCTATATATATCTTACCATTTATTCTATTAGTAATTTTATATATAATCATTCTTAACTCGATTTACCTGCAGACTGAGTTCTAAATGCACGTTTAACGCCTATTATAAGGTTTAAACCGCTGATCGTTAAGCCAGCTCCAGGCATTGTACCATAACTCTGATCATATAACTCATTAATTGTTATTGAAAATGTCTCACATTTTTGCCTATCAGGGAACACTCGCTCTTCAAACACTTGCGAAGTGCCGCCCCATTCAGGGTTTGACCCCCATAAATTATCGCCGCCCCAGTTGGGTTGAAATGCTTGTGGCGTTACAATCGTAGACTGTACTTTGGAGGGATTGTAATTATAGGACATCTGAAAATCTAGCTTAAACGGCGTCAAATATTCACCTAATAAGAAACATTGATAGAAGCGCTCATAACCCTGAAGCCCTGCCAAAGATATCCAACTCGTTGTAAAGGACATGAGTACTGGATTAGTCGCATCTAAATAAGTATTAGGCTTTTCTTGAAACACTTGACCTAAAGTATTTACATACGTATGCATTCCTTGAAAGAGTGTAGACGATGTTCCATTAATAGTGAACGTCGACCACTCATCAAAGAAATAATCATACATGATGGTGATGCCGGTACTCATCGTGAAGCGCACTTGAGTTGTGCCTGGCACGGTGAGCGCTGTAAGGACAAGTGCTCCTCCTTGCGTGAGTGTTTCTACTTTTGATCCAATGTAACTGGTATTTAAATCTCGCCCTAAGAGCCAGATGCCCTTATCACTTTGAAACATAAGACCCTGAGGAATAAGAACTATACTTTGCTGATTGTTACATCCAATTGTGGAGCTAATGAATATAGGCTCACTAAACTGATTATTTGCGCCCGTATTGTCAGGTCCTGTACCATTGACATAGTAGATAGCAGTGCCAGTTCCTGATTGCTTAAAGATAATCAGCTTATCATCCATTGGAAAAAGTGCCGTGATCGGGCCTGTAGAGCCTTGAGCGCCAATTGTGGGGCTAACAAAGAGTGTAAATAAATCACTCATCTCTATAGGTGTTGTTTCAATGATTTGCTTACTAAACCAAAGTAGATTTGGATCTTCAGAATCTACTAGCCACAAGCGTGATTGAAAGAGCGTCATGATGCTAGTCGATGGAGGTGAAATGTTTTCAACCACTCCACCTGTCGTATAAAGTATCTCGTTACCAATAATGGCACTATCAGGCTGAGTATCAACGTAGGTTACAAAATCGACTGTAGGATCATTTAACAAAGGCAGTAAGATGCTAGTCACTTGATAATAGACTTCATTTGCCACACTCCAACGGTAGATTTCAATCTTAACAGGATTAGCAGTCTTATAAGTGAGCCGGAGCGTATCGATGTTAAGCGTGATGCTACCTGTACTGGCACTTCCAGTTGTAGTGACTGCTACAGGAATGCTAGGAGCACTCATGTTACGATTGCCTTGATTATCCGCCCAGGAATAAATGACTTGATAAAAGTACGCATCCGTATTTGTAGAGCCATCAGGTTGAGCAGCAATTGTGCCGCCCGTAGCAGACCATACGGCTGTGACGTAATCAGGCCACACAAAGAAGTTTTGCTCTACTGCTACATAACCATCATACGACCATACAAAGCCGCCACTGAGATTTAGCGTTTGTGCTGCCTCACTCGAGGCTACAGAACTTGTACCAATGGTAAATGTGGCAAGATTTACGCCTGATTGCGCATAAATGCCCGCTGTCACATTCAGCGCACCATTACTCTTATTTACGGCAGTGATGGAATCTTTAATGAGATACGCAATCTGCACTACATTGCCTGTGAGAGTAAAGTTGGGTAACCCAAACGATAGATACCCTCCACCATTAGTGGATGTGTCTGTAGCTAAATCACCGGCATTAGAGTAGGCAAGCTTCGCTAGGATATCTCCAAACTGATCCATGAGAAAAAAGGTAGGCTGGTAGACTGATGAGTAGGCTACTAGCATATAGGCCACACCATTGTAGAGAAACGCTTTTGAAGCGAGCCCTACAGAGCGTTCAACTACCGTGATGCTGGATATGATAGGAGTCGTAGAGACATGCGTGACAGTGAGTGTGGAAATAAAGTTAGTGGGTGTGGTGCCATCAGGGTAATAGTATTGGTTCTCAAGAAATAATGTCAGTATGCCATTTTGTGCAACACTCGCAACGTTTGGATAAATAGCCGCACTCACTACAAAGGGCGCATGTACGGTATTTAAGTTCTGATCGACTGCCGCTACCTCTGTATTTACTCCTGTGCGATTCACGAATGTCACATAAATCGTTGGATTTTGCGGTGTGGAGATATCCACTGCGAGTGAAAATACTTCACCCTCTGTACCAGCATAGACTTTGGGAGTAACCGGACCTACTGCTACATTTTGCAAGTACGTCACGTTCACGGACCCGCCGCCTGAGAGCTCATTGTATGCAATGAAAAGCTTATTGCCTACGGATAGGGCATCAAAGGCAAGTGAATGCGAGGGTCCATAACCCGTAGCGATATCAATGGGAGTACTGATGACAAATGGGTTATTGGTGCTGATAGCGATATATTGAAGGTGATAATTTGCCCCTACTTTGTGTGTGAATAGAATGATGAAATATCCAGAAGATAGTAGGAATACTCGTGGCGTGCCAAATGTAGCATCAGCGCCTGTAAGAGTAGTAGGAGGGATAATATTTTGCCCAGTGACCGAATCTGCAACTACAAAACGAAATATGTTTGCACTTAAACTTGTAGGATCTTGATCCGTGTAAACTGTACAGACTAGTCCGTTTGGAGCGACAACGGAATCTGCTTGAGATTGATTGGTGTTTGAGCGAATCGAGGTAAGTACTGATACTTCACAAGGGAATAGTTTATCTTTATTCACCCAAGTTTGATTTGGGATATTATACGCATAGATATCTGAGCCAACAGCGGTGAGGTCGTCATTAAAAGTTGTTAGGAAACTGGTGTTAGTGACAGGAAGCGGAGTTAAAGCAGGAAAGCCATTACGCTTTTGTAATAGGCCCGCTTTAGTGAAGATGCTGTTTTGCAAATCTAGAAACTTACCAATAGCAACGCGCTTTGGATCAGTCTTTAGATCCAAGCCTCGCTGAAAGGAAATATCTACGGGTTGTTTCTGTAGTGGCATTTATGCTCTTTGCCCAACCACGATAAAGTTAAATGATACGTTCGCAAATGATCCTGCAATGGTATGAATGGTACACCCGAATGTAAATACTGCATTTACATAGGCTTGCCCTGTTACCGCATTATCATAACAAGTGGCTACCACTGTGGGAGTATCTGCAAAAGGTGTTGAAAATGTAATATTCCACACGCCAGCGCTAGGATTTCCAACTGTCCAACCCTCACCTGAGATAGTGCCACCACCGGATGCAATAGCCCCACGCAATATGGATAAACTCGCTGCAGCGTTTGCGTTTGATACCACTAGATTTAAGCCATTTTCTTGTGCGGCGTTTCCACCTAAATTGCCGTTTGTAGAAGTGGCAAGGATAGCGTTAGCGCCTACGACCGTCATGTTCTCACCTACTTGATCATAGGTGACACTCCCCATATTGCCACTTGTAGTGAGTGTCATGACACTTGTAACGCCCGGCAGTGCAGGCAGCGTGACTGTATAATTTGAACCTAAAGCATTAGGAGGTGAAAGAGTGAGCCCAAAAGAACTAGGAGTAGTGTTACGTAAAATAAGAGAAGCGCCATCCAGTGTGGCAGCGACATTGGTAGCAGACTGAAATACGTAGGTACCTGAAGCAAATGAGACACTCGCTGTACCGCTAGGTAACCCAGTAATGCTACCAGCGCCAGCGTTGACACTCCCATTATTTGTAATCTGTACTTGGTGCCCACCACTAAAGTCATTGTAATACAGTTCATTACCTGAAACATAAATACATCCAATGTTAGGACTTGAGTTTGCAATAGGGGATACAAGCGATTGAAAGCGAGAACTAAATATAAGCGTAAGATTATTGCCATTAATCGGCAAATCAGAGTTGATGTTAAGCCCACTGGGTGTGATGAGCACGCCACTCCCAGCGCTGTGATTGTGGCCATCAATAATGGTAAGTGAGTTATTCACATCAGTTGCATATTGTGGTCCTGGCTCTACACCGATGGTCGGGATTTGAAGAGCCATGTTGGGCGATGTCGTAAATGATGCCATATTAGAACACCCACAGGCTCACATGCGCAGGAGCGGATGCAGTGAGCGTTAAGGTTAAGGAGTTAAAAGGTGCAGAGCGATACACATTGGCACCTGAATCAATATCAGTAATGAACCACCCTTGCTGCTGGCGTTGAAGAGTCGTATTAATGACATTGGTGCCAGTCACAAGCGCAATATTGGTAAGCTGTAGTCCTGAGAGCATGGAGATACTCAGCACTGGATTTAAGATGCTACGCCACTGCGTTTGCATCAGACTTAAATCTTTACTTTGTGATTGAAAATAAGGAAGCGTATTCATTTTATAAGTTTCTTATAGATAAAGTAAATAACGTGTGCGACTACGACACTATAAAGCCATGCTTTAATATTATGCCATTCACCATCCAGCACTGGGAGTTCCGCCCCATGAGCTACCATCGCGTCCATTCACACCGTTAAAGCCTCTGACTCTAGATATCGTATTAGGAATACCGGCATCTCGATCAATAGCGCTTTCTTCAATACGACCTTTTAGGTACGCAATCTCAGTGTCAAGTTTACTGGTATCACTTTCTTCTTTATCAAGTGCATACTTAGCAGCACGCACGATTACATATTGCATCCATCCACTTATTCCTATAGTGGTAATGTCAGTATCTTGCATCATTTCTGGTAAGCGTGGAATGTACCAAATACTTAAAATCTGATTCGCTGTAGGTGTAGGGATAATCATAAGATTGCTCCCTACTAACTGATAGCGCATATTGTACACGCCATAGATTGTGCCTGCA